AATGATTATATCAAAGTATATTATTTCTTTGCAAAGAAAACATTTTTAGCACAATATTTCTCAAATTGGAACTTCTTTTTATCTTTTATTGGCACAATTTTCCCAGTATACACATTATAAAAGTATTTAGATACTCCATTCTAACAAAACATTATTTCCTAAGTTATACAAAAAAACGGCCATCACCAGTCGAAGCTCAAATTCATCAATGATGAATTACTTCTACTTCTTTAGAACAGGTTACTGCCGAAAAAAATATAGAATTTTAAGAAGAAAAGCCATGATCTTTTTCAGAATAACATTGAATTTATCATCATATGACTTGTATTATTACAAAAGTCTATTTAGGTAGGGAACAAAACCTCAACCCATCTTCGATAATTCGAAAAGACAAATTCCACAATCCATGCGTATGAAGATAATTACGATATGCAATGTAATTGTCATTAGATAAGATACAAGTGGATACAGCCGCTGAGTAAGCGTATCTTTTTGTCCCTCTAAGCATTATTTCTTTTAAACGTCTCATAAAATGATTAATATCCTTATTAATCCATGCTTCTAAATCCTTCAAGGTATTCTCTACTTCTCTAAGTAATAATGTCCTTGGCCTTAATAAACGCTGCATATCGTCTAAATTCAAACATTTAATTGTATTCTTCCCCTTTGTACTTTTTGCATATAAATATCCTTTTACAAAATAAAGATGTCTCTTGGGATCATCAACTAGTGGGTTTATCAACCCTACAACAGAAGGATCTATGTTCCACTTTGATCTATTACAATAATTGAGGGATGGAAGTAAATTTCCCCATTCAACCACCTTGTCCTTATATATATTTTTGGGATAAAAGTGATCAATCTGCATATCTTTCCCTTCTTGATATAACTTTACTTCGGAATATGCACATTTACCATAGGCTATTTTAAAAACAGCAGATTTAATGAATTTCCTCTGCCAAACAGGATCTTTCTGATCTATCTTAAAACGTTCAATCAACTCCTGTTCTAATTCTGCTGTCAATTTAGCCGGTTTATTAGGTAGAGTCAATTTAATCATGATCGTGAATAGCTTCGATTTGCATTGATAGAATTTCTCGGTCGATACTGTTTGGATGTAAAATATCACTTAACTCAGAAAAGACCTTACTAGCACGCTTTACATCACCATTTTGTAATGAGTCTTGCATTTGGGATATTAAATATTGATATTTATCAGAACGTACTTCATCTCCTAACCCCATGAGTTCACTAAGAATTTCTTCTACAGTCCATCCCTGAAAAGAGACATTTGGATAATGTTTTATCTCTGCTTCACCACTCTTATTAAAAAGCACATATAAATTTATCTTTTCAATCGACTGAACTAACAGGGGGCTATGTGTTGTGACAATAAATTGCGTCATAGGAAACATTTTGCATAATTCCGATAACACTATACGCTGCCATAAAGGATGAAGATGCATATCAATTTCATCAACAAGAAGAATAGCAGGTTCATGCAAAGGATTTTGGGATTTAGGATATCTATCAAACATTTTCTTACAAAAATCAAAAATCCACGAAAACATACACTGGTAACCATATCCTAATTCTTGCAACCTATATTTCCCATTATCTGTGATAAAATAAACGAAGCTATTCTCATTTTCATCAAATCCTATCTCAATATCTTTCACATCAGGAAATAATTGTGATTGGCGAATCATATTGCGCACCCTTAAATAACGGTTACTTGCTCCTGGCCTCCCATGTTGTTTTGCAGTATCCAATTGAAGTATCCAAGACTCAATATCAATAAGTCTATTATCATCATAAAATAAAGACTCGCTATTGAGTTGATTTTCCAATCTCTTTGATCCATATTTAGAATGTCGACTGGTTCCATAAGCATCTATCTTTACATTTTTTAAATTCTTTGTAGGATCTACATAATTCACTCTTTGTGTATAACCATATTTTATCTGAGATTTGGACTTATACGATTTACCGTCCATGGGGAAAGCTGTTTCATATCTAATTAACTCACTATAAGAAGACTTATCAATACTTCTACGCAGATTATTTACTTTAAGAAAATTACACTCAACACCATATTGAATTTCACAATCATATCTTTCTACAACTCTTGGTCTATACATCGGTTCCTTACTCAAATCAGGGGAAAGGACCTCTGAACCCAAAACAATAGCCATATCCGCATAAACTCCTTCAGTTGCATCTACATTTTTAACCTCATCCAATATTGGCTCTAAGTTGGCTATAGCTTTTAGTATGTTTGTTTTCCCAGTGCCGTTATCTCCTAATATGACTGTACACTGAGCCAGTTTTCTTTTATTACTATCTTTACAAAAAGAAAACACATTCTCATTTTTGAAACATTTATAATTTCTGAGTATAAGAGAACGAATGTATACTGGAATATCTTCTATTGCCATAAAACTTATTCTTGAATTATTTTCGCAAATATAAGCTAAAAATGGAATATGATTTTTCTTTTGCATCTTTTTCTTACTTAAATATGAATTTTACCATTGGAATAAATTGTAGCTAACGCCTACACCTACATACAATCCACCCGGATAGCCATAGCCCACCTGTAGCCCCAATCCCCATCCACGCTTATCTTTCACTTTGATGGTATGGTAGATATCATTCGTAACCGTTCGATACACAGTTCGTGGAAATATCTGCAAACTATCCAACCTCGGACGATACCCACTCACCCATGCCCGGTAAAGGCTATCTTCATAATAAGCCTGTTCACGATAAACTACCGTATCGCCGATACGCATAGTATCTGTTAACCGGAAGACCAATAAAGGGGCCATAGGTGGCGAAATAAGTAAAGTCTCGATCTGGACTACCGTATTTACCTTTGTCTCGGTACGTATTTCTACCGGGAGAGGTTCGTGCGGACGGAACCAGGCAACCACACAAACCACCGCCAGCAATATGACTAATATCCAAGGCAGCTTCTTCATAACGCAAGCACCTCTTTACGGTTTCCTTCTTTTCGGTAAGACACATGTACCCATGAGAAATGTTTCTCATCAATCAACTGATCGAAGGGAAGACCAAGCTCCTGGATCAGATAGAATAACCTCTTGTTTTCCTTCGGGCTTCCACCGGTTATGTCTGCCGCCCGTCCACTCATGTGGTCGCTTGTAGCAGAACCTTTCACGGCTTTATTCAATGCCGGACAACGGAAACCACTATTCACCCGTATAGGTTTGCCGTATGCTTCCCGTAACGGATCGAGAACATTATCTACTAATGCAGTCATATTGACTACATGTTCCTTCTTACATCGGTTATCAATACCTAACCGGTCGGCTGTATCTGATTTACAGAGTTCAGCGATTGTAAAGTACTTCATAATCTTATTTGATTTTACATGAAAATACACTATATTCGCAAACACGTCTTTGTTGATCATTTAGTTGTGCAAAACTAACTACGAGAGGAAGCCGTTGAGAAACTCCTTCCTCTAACGTCAATAACCATTCTGTGGAATACGTTCACCACATTTCTTTTTCTCACACCGCTTTAGGGCCAACTCCAATTTTAATTCTGAACCTTTCTCCTTTTCGGTAAACAATTCATCCTGTATCTTACGAAGTCGATCCGTCTGCTCCATAAACCTCTGCTCCTTTTCTGACAGCTGCTTTTGCAGAAATTCGTTATATTCTCGCAGAGCTTTGAATTCTTCAACATCCGCACGAGCATCCTCAATACGTGCATTCGTCTTACGGCTCATCCAGAACTTTACAAGCTGCTTGATGCCTTCAATGCCCCCCAAAGCTGTTATTAATATAACCCAATCATTTAATTCCATTTTATTATTTTTATTATTAATATTATCTTTGCAAATGAATAGCTATTCAATAGTAGTTTTGTCTAATCCCGTTTGGCCAGTGATTGGTAGAACGGGATTATTATTAGACACAAAAAAGCCCATCAACAACACCTAATACGGGCTGTTAATGGGCATAATCGTATACACAAAGATACTAATAATCTTCTATATCACAAGACTTTTCCTCCATTCTTATAAGATGATCATCAAGTGTTTTGTGATTACACTTTAACTTTCGGCAGATGGCCGCTTTGGAATATCCATAATCGAGCATAGTCCGGATAACGCCTTCTTTGCCGGTCAGCTTATAGTGAGTATTCTTATCTCCTTTCTTCCGGCCAAGTTGTATGCCTTCTGCTTTTCTACGTGCAAGTGCTTCTTTGGTTCGTTGTGATATCAACTCACGCTCAATCTCAGCCGACAAACCGAAGGCAAAGGCTAAAACCTTACTATTGATATTATTGCCTAACTCGTAGTTCTCCTTAACAGTAAGAACACAAGTTTCTTTCATCATACAGAGGTGGAGCATTGACATAATGCCCATCAGATTTCTTCCTAACCGACTGATTTCAGAGAGTATAAGAGTATCCCCTTTCTTCATCTTCTTCAGAAGTGGACCAAGCTTTCGTTCTTTTTCTGTTTTGGTTCCTGATATCTTTTCAGATACCCACTTATCAATTACTAATCTGCGTTCGTTGGCAAAATTCTGCAATTCAAATCTCTGATTTTCTACTGTTTGTTTATCGGTACTGACACGAATATAAGCGTAAATCATTTTTGCCCGTGAAGATAACAAAGTAATCCGGCAGAAAAAAACACACTTCAGACGCCCGTTAAAAGTATAAAGTATGAAGAAGATTATAACTAAGGATTACAATAATGGTTTGGAGACCAAAGACAGTCTAAGTAGAGTGAAAGCAATTGATGTTGCCGGTAATGATATACTTGTTTCTTCCGGTATCGTAGCCAATAGTGGCGGTGGATGTAGAAGGTACTTATCAAATAACAGGTTAAGATACAACAAATGGTATAGAATTGCGTCTGCTCCTAGTGGAGTTAATCCTAATAGTGTTCTTCTTAATATTGGTAATCAATATGTCAATAAGGCCGCTTCAGCTCAATTATTCTATATATTTGCTGATGGATACAGTGGTAATCAATGTGTCATTCAACTTGCCAGTGGAGGGAAATGTGTTTCTAAAATACGAATATTGTATAAGGCATCAACGACTGAAGGACCAATAATTGAAGTACTTGCACGGGCAGATGGAGAAAACAGTTACTTTTTTGCTTATTCATGTGGTATAGGCTTTACTTTTCAAGATCCTGTTGAAGTTAGTGAAACGCCAGATTCCGGCTATTCTGTCAAAGAATTTGCATTTTGAAAGAAAGCGGCTACGGTCGCTTCTTTTTGTACCATATCATTTGCCCGTTAAAAGTATAAGGTATGGAGAAGATTATTATTACAGATTTGAACATAGTCGAAGAAATAAGGGAAGCTATTCCTACAGTAACCTCTAAGGCTAAAGGATTAATGCCTATGGATGGATTTTTTTCTAAAACACCTCTTTCGAAGGAAGACAACGTTGATGAACTGTTAACAACTGGTATTTACCCTCATGGCTTTCGCATTGTTACTTCTATAACAAGCTCATCTTATGGTATTCTGCTAGTCTTTAAAACATTATATAATTATGTAGTGCAATTGGATCTTTCATTAAATGGTACAATTTGTATAAGAGGTTGTCATACATCTCCAAGCGATGGTTCAGTTATCTGGGATAGTCAATGGACTAAAATTAGTTAGATGGGAAATTCCCCATCTAACTAATAAATTCTGTATAATGTATGTATTATAATTCTGTCCACTCGGATATATCTGTCACTATAACATGTGTAAAGACACAATCCTCTGTGTAAAAGCCCTGGAAACATGTTTTAAAAGCATATTCTGTATTGAATTTTATAGCCATATAAAGTTGTCCGTTGTAATAACAGGTACCTAATTTAAAATTTGTATCTGCACCAGAAAGTGCAGCACTTGCAACCTTTAAATTGCCAACAAACTTCCCTATTACTCTAAAAAAGGATAAATCTACTTTAACGTAAAAAGGAGCATACGGTTGATCATTTATAAGCCCACCCCTTAATAAAAACAATGAGCCTAAAATACCTATAGCATCAACCGTATCTGTTAAATTAGGGATTGGTGCAATTAGCAATATTCTACTTCCTGCTCCTTTTGTTGCACCGGGTTTATACTGAGTATATCTCAGCTTGTTTGTCCCGGACGAATCGGCCATATAATCCATTCTCACAACATCATTTAGCTTTGCTAAAATTTCTTTTCCAGATATATCAATTCCAACGAAAGAGGTTGGAGTGCCTACTGGGAAATTACCTATCTTTACTTTTTCCATACTTGCTATTTTTAACGGGCGTTTTTTCTATCAAGAAAATCAGCCCAATTTAACATTTAATTTTTAATCTCGTTTTGTTTAATTTTATTCAATTCATTAGATTACTTTCAAACCACCCTGCCAATTGGTAAGGCAGGGTTTCGCTCAACTTGCCGGATAATTTTTCATTGGTGCATTTCCTTGATAAAATGTCAACCCATAAATAGGATCAAGAATACACGAATAAGAGGCTGAACCGGTGTCAACAAGGAATTGCACATTTCTGTCTCCTATTATAGCTTGATTAATTATTCTATTATCCCGATATCTACGTAACCTAATACGAGGATAATAGATTTTTGATTCTTGATAATCTTCTTCTAAGAAACTTATATCTCCAACTTCATTATCATATTGGTTATACAATTTTATGCTGTTGCTTTCCGGATCGATTTCAATACGCGTTCCTCCTAATGAGGTTGAGAATTTGCCTCTTATTTCGGCATCATTAAATATAGTCTTACCAATAAGAAAATTCAAAAGCAGATTAGGAGTAAATTCTTCCGTACCAAACTTTCGGAAATCATTGGTAGGATTGCCCGATGCATCAACACCCTGCTGCGATATCATATATTCATCCTGGAATACAGCCGAGCCTATCAAAGCGAAATTAAGGAGAGCAATCTCGGCCGCAATTAACTTGTCGTAAGGATAAGGCGTCCATAGTCCACTTTCTTGATGAGCTTCAATCCATTCCTTCGGGCTGATCTCCGTATTTCCAGGAACGCGGCTGGTCCACATGTACAGCACATTGTCTTGCTTCAGATACTCTCCGTTCTTATACACATTGTCCACATTCCAATCTTCCGAACGCGGAAAAGGCGTAGGATTGGCGGCAATAATGTTCACCTGCTTGCTATCAATCTCTTTCGTCCGTGCAGCATCCTCATAAGCATAGATACTGATACGGTTAGCGGTAGCATACTGATCTGAAGGAATAGTGTAGTCATAAGAACTGACCTTTGAAACAGGTTTGTCCTCAAACAACTTCGTGACACTACTCCCTACAACGCTTTCAACCCTAAACGTGAGATAGGCAGACATGGCCACCTTATTACTCCCTTCACCGGCCCAGAACCGGACCTGTAACGGTGCAGCCTGTACGTTATTAGCATCCAAAGATACCGTCTCTGGATTGACACCAATCCAAAGACGTTCTGTTTCAGCAACCAAATAGAATGTTCCTGTCAGTATCATATCATACAATTTATGCAACCCCGCTAATAGAGCCTGATAAACCCATCTTAGCACGAACCATGTCTTCATAAGTAATCTTCGCATTGGCTCCCGTAAATGTGGCGGCACTCTTACCAGTAAGGATGAATGCGGCGCCGGCGTTATCTTTCAGAGAGAATGTCCAGGTTGTAATGAGCGAAGGAACTTCCTCTCCCGTGCTACGTTTTGCGGCAACAGGAGTGACCGTTGCCGTTTCACCCTTCTTTACTGTATTACCGCTAATACCGGTAATCTTGATGACCGTATAGTATGGGTCGGAAAAGTCAGTCACTTCATCATACCCGGAGGCGACTAGTGAGCCGTCTTTCTTCACATCACAACGTAGCTTCAACACGTTGTCTACATCACTGGTAGAGACTGCCTGTGTGCGAGATGTGCCCCAATTCGTATCACCGGCTCCAAGCATTTTCACCCATTGGAAGGTAAATCCGGTGTAATCGGTTATTTCAACCCCATCTTTAAAAATACGGGCTGTTTCAGTAAGGGATTCGCCGTCCAAAAGAAGTTGGGAACCTTTATTGTTAGATATCAGCACATCATACTGATTACCGGTAGACTCTTGAATAACAACTTCCTTCGACAGCGCATTGAAGGCAATCGAAGAGCCGCCAATCTCAACGGTACCTGAGACAGTGATCCGGTCATTATCATACCCGGAGATGGGCACAAGATTCTTCATAACACGCAGGGCCGGTACCTTATAAGTAGCTCCGCCAATGGTAGTACTGTAAGCGTCTATTTTCTTGAAATACCCCACCATACCGGCATTCGTTGACAAACCGTTGCTGCCGAAGGTCAGAAGCAAGTCATTATATCGAAACTCAATCGTATTAGGAATCAAGACGCTGCCATCAGAAATATCACGCAGGATCACAACGACAGTCGGACGGTTATTCTCGGCCAACGTCTCAAAATCGGGAATGAAAACAGCCGTGCCTTTATTATACCTTTGTACAAGCGGAGTGCCTTCTACACGAAGTGTTCCGTTGATTGTTGTACCATCCATTAAAGCAATAAGGGTAAAACTTCCTTCAAGATTCATACCTCACCCCCTTCCTGTTCAACTGGGTTTTCGGTCGATTCTTCAGTAGTGATATCTTCTTCCGGAGATTCACTATCACTACTGCTTCCACCAGTTACCGGTTCTTCACTATTGTTGCCCTCATCTTCTTGGGGAGGATCATAAAGGCCGCTCTCCTTTTGCTCTTTAATTAGTGCTTTCAACTTGTCATCCGAAAGGATTTCAGGGCTGAAATTGGAAAGCACCTTCAAAGCACTGAGCGGCAGGATTACACGGCCGTCCGGAATACGTTCGGCATATTTGTAATCGTAACCCTGCCCGTCCAGTTCTTCAGGTTTCACTAACAGATAATTCATAAGCTATTCATATTTAGATGTGATAATCAATTTGCCGTCACTCGTAGTTAAGACTTTTTCATCACTTGTAGTCACTAATGCCGTCACCGCATACATTTTCACAGCAGCATATACTGATATGGGATACAAAGGATCAAACGAATAAGTCGAAGGAACAAACTCAACATTTCTTCCACGGCCCACATTTTTTGCCGTACTGCCGGCCTTGGCGGATTTCGCGTACCAGTCAATTATAAATAGGTTATCCTTGCTACTGTCAATCAGTTGCTTGTTATACGACAATATACACTCGTAACCTACAGTGGTATTCATGCGGGAGTTGATCTTGATACCTTTCGTCTGCCGAATGTCGGCACGTAATGTCCCCGGCATCTCCACTTTGATGGAAGTCGTCGCCTGCATCTCGTCCGAAGTCGGAGAAGATGGGCGCGTACCAGTATAATACGCTCCACGAACACGGACAGAAATATTCCTGAAGAATCGGGCATCGAGCGTCAGTGTTTTACTCCAGGTACCATCTGCATTCTTACCGGAGACAAAGACCTCTAATTCATCATCGGTAAAGTCACGCCATGTTGTGCCGTCAAGTATCTGCCACCAGAAAGCAGCATTGGCATCAGCCACGATATCCTCTCCGGAGTATATTTGTGCAGTTATATCATACAGCCATTCTCCTTTGCTGTTTGGTACCACCTCAAGAGGGTTGATTGTCCAGCCTTTGGGACGGTTGATCTTCAAAGAGTAATTGTTTGAATCAAAGATACTGGTACGAAGCACAATGCTACGCTCAAACTTCTCCTGGGTATTCTTTCGCTTGTCCGTGATAGAAAAGATACAATGCAGCTCTATCGGATTGTTATAATCCACATTCTTCTTTACCGTCAAAGAATAAGTAGGTTTACCTGTGGCAGATATGACATAATCATCATTGTTAACGATACGATTACTGCCATCTGCCTTTGGAGCACCTTCATACCATTCGGCACCGGTAATTGCCTGACTGCCGTTCATCAAACTTTCCGGGTCCTGAACAGATATGTAAGGCATCAACACACAAGGAATAAGCGAGCGGTCCGGCTCGTACTCATTCGTATCCTTGTTATAGTTCTGCACAGGATTACCGGATAGAACCTGTATCTCTGCCAAGAAAGAATAAGGATCAATATGTACCTGTACGTCTTTGGGGTGGGTTTGTATAGCCATAATTAAATCTTTTGTCTGATTTCAAGACGTTCGACTTTTACTCTCCCGTCGGCATTTAATACTATGCCTTTCCCTTTAAATAATAAATTCATAATCCACTTTTTCATAAGCTTTATTTTTTTATTGTCCAACATATTATTTACTTTTGCTTTTGTCTAATTTTAAATTATAAACAATATGACAGATTTCAACGATGAAAAGTCTAAAGAAATTTTAGACCTTATCAAAGAGAAAACGGGCGGTTTTCGATGTCCGTTGTGTAACAATGGTAAAATCAATTTAATTCAGCGTGAGGCTGTAATTCCATTTCCTGATGAAAAAGAGGGAAATTTTGTTCTATCCCCCCAATTATTCGCAAGATATTATTTTGCCATTGCATGCTCCCATTGCGGTTATACCGCCTTTTTCGACAGAGACATTCTCTTCAAAAAATGACGAAGTAAACATCCTGTCAAAGACTTCACACTTCACAAACCTGTGTGAAGTCTTTTTCTTTTGTAATTTTTTCTTTTTCATAACTTTCAAATTCTAAATCCAACATAATTTTCTACTGTCTCCATATCTTCGCCCACCGGGATGAACACCCGGCAGATGAACTTCACTGTTCTAACCGAAAGCCCCCATTCGCTCCCCATGTCAACTGAAGTCAGCCGGATAACATGCTTCTGTCCGTCCACATAGACAGGCTTCCAACTGTTATCGGCAGGGATATTCCCAGTATCCCGTAACCACTCCACTTCGACACCGGTAGTAGCCATAAGGACATTGGTGATATCACGGTTACCGTAACTCACAACGGCGGCAATATCGGTATTCACACCGTTTTTGAAGAACTGCCAACCGGCAGTAGAAGTAAACTCCAGGTGATAGTTCTTGTCACCTTCGAGCAATACCCATCCGGCGGAGTTCCACTGAGGTTCTTCAGTCGTTTTATCAATCAGGCATCCCCATTTGCAACCATAATGATAGACGGTATGCTGTTCCAGTGTAGTTATTACCTTCTGATTTTCCAATTGGGTTTCATAGTCTACAAACCGGTAAGGCTCATCACCTTGAGCTGTAGCCAAAGACCACTCTCCGCGATCCACTTTTTTAGGGATAATCGTTCCATTCCAGTCAGCTTCATAGATTTTCTCAAAAACACCTATCTTCGACATTACACCGACGTCAGTAGAGCCGATAGGGAGTTTCTCTATCATCTTTACGTTGGGAAAGCGCCCAAGAGTCAACGCATAATTGTAATCTTCGAGAATCGGCTTAAACACATTCTGCAAAAACATAATCCTGCCTTCACGGGAAGATATTAGCCAGCTTTGAGCACGCTCGTTCGGAGCTTCACCAGCATCCGGTACTTTCGCATTACCTTTGCGAGTCACATTATAGCCTTCAACCGGTGGATAGTTCTTGCCGCCCGGCACTTCGCTGTCGGGATAAAGAACTACAGTCAAAGTATTATCATTGCGGTTTTTCGATACTGGTCTGAACCAAGAAGTATAGTAGTCGGTACCTCCGATCAACAGCGAGTTCACGATTGAACATAATACGTCGTTTTCCTCTAATGTGGTCCAATCTGTATCTGTTCGTTTCTCCATAGTAAGCCGGTAAGTGCCATCATCCAACAGCTCAACCTTTTCAATGGCGCCACAATCAGAGAAAGAGAAATCCCCGGCCATTGCCTGAATTTCATTGATAATTAAGCGCAAAACGGTCAGCGATGACCGCAACTCCATGCGGTCAGCCTGTATTCGTCCATCTTCTGCGATTATGCCCTTGCCCGCTATCAATGAATCAATGATGCTTTCGCCTACCGTTAATTTGCTCAAAGCCTTAATAGGCCCTTTTACTATGATGTCTTTCAAGAAAGTGATTATACCTTCTGCATAATCATCATTCTTTTTGCTGATAAACTTGTCTCCTAACCCTTCATTGTTTACCTTAATCGCCTTATCAATCTCGGCAAGTATTCTCAACGCAGAAAAGGTGTTCCTATCGGTAGGAACAACAGTATCATTGAGCTTTATCAAATAAACATACCCCTCCCCGCCTCCCCCTGTTTCACCACCTTCTTCTTCACCACCTTCAGGGAAATCAACATCTATATTGTCAACCATACCCTGTAAAGACACTTTAAAAATATAGCTCTTCAATGACACAATTTCCTGAGTCATTTCCGGTACGCTATTCCCCTTACGGACAAATCGCACGCCATTGAAATACACGTTCGAGCAACACAGTATCCGATTCAGATGCTCTGCAAACCAGACAGGACACCCCTCAGCATTACCAAGGGTAAACTTCTTCTGCGTACTCTCTACTGCAAAAAGTTCAACGATATTTCCATTAGAAATTTCAAACTGCTCATTGTTGACGGCAAATGTCCAATCATCATCTTTAAAGCCGCCAGGTGCACGGAATTCAAAATAAAACTGCTCTTCACCATTCCAGAATATGCAATCATTCCTCTGCTTATTACTACGCATAGAGTAGCGAATGAGAGTAGTCTTATCCAACTCGTGCTCATCATCCGTAACTTTGAAAACATTGCATTCTTGATCGCCTACAGAAATTGAATAATAACCAGGTGCCAGCCCGGTAATCGTTGAATGAAAGACTGTAGAACCATCTTTCAAAGAGAAGGATTGAAACTCAATTTCCCTGCTGGTACCATCAACATGATTTTTCAGTAAGCCATTCATCTTATACTCAGTAGTGGTAATAACCTCTATGAATATGTTATCAGTAGGTGCAAACAACTGTATGTACCTACTCTCAGCCCCAAATTTATCAGAGGATGGACTAAAGAAAAGTGGAGTAAATGGTGATATCTTTATCATAACTAACCAATACTTTTAATTTGCAGATTATAATCAACCCCTTCATAGTGCCCAATCTTGTATTTTAGCTCGTTTATGAAGCAAGTATATAACAGGCTATTCCTATCAACCTCGACCAGTGCATTCACATCCGATGGTATTCCACCGTCAGCAGTACTAATACTCAGAGTACTCACGGTAAACAAAGGATCTGTTAGTTCAATATCCGAGTTCTCGGCAACATCATTAATCCGAATATCACTGTTACCTGATGAAGAAGCAAAGCGTAATGACTTGACAAATGAACCGATGTATTCCTTATTAGCTTCGATGATAGAACGAGGTGAGAACATGGCATTGAACATGGTTGATGATGAAATTATTCCAGATACTTTATACCCTTCTCGTACAAGCTCATAAGATTCAGCATTTTCTTTTAAATGGGCCCCGACAAAGAAAGTATCATTGTCACTCTCATTATCAGTTGTATCTTTACCACGCTTACTTACCAAAAATTCGATTCCGTAAGGATCTGCACGAAGAGGACTTATCAGTTCAAGGGCCTTATCAGTGATGGTTATCCCAGTGTCATACTCGTTCGTAAAATGGAACTCATCGCGCCCGTTAATGCTGTCATAGTCTTGTTTATCGTAACCGACTCTCAGTAAAGAGTAAATAAGCGATGAGTTCACTTTTACCTTAAAATCCATTCCAGTATAGCTTATTCGCTTTTGTACTTCAGAATGAAACAAAGAAGTGCGCTTCTTAAAAACGACTTTATTTTCTGCGATATCCGGTACATAGCCGTAGACAACCTCCATCCAATCTGAGAAATTCTTGAAGGAAGTATATATTTTAGCCCCATCCAAGCCTCTGGCACTCTCTGCCGCCATTATCACAGTGGAGGATAGCCGAGTATCATCTTCATATTCTATTTCGCCTACATAGCCCTCATTTTCTTCATTTATGCTCTTCAATAAGCGGTTAAGAAGCACATCGGGCTTTATGACATCAATACGTTCTGATTGCATTTTTGCCATGTAATAAACAGACATTTTAAAATTCTCAATCTTGATTCTTACCCCAGCTTCAGTATTAAGGTAGATTCTATAAACCATACCTATTTTCCCTGATTCATTCTTTGCCGGATCTACCAATACAAGTTTTTTCTCTTCGACATGATAAACACTGCCAGCTTTAAGCCCACTCGTATGAAAAACATTAGAATTTGAAGGTGTTGATCCAGTCATTCTTTCACCTTCCACATCAAACCGCCCGGTACCTGATGAAATGGTTATATCACAGCTCAAATCCATATATAAGCCATGTGGAGGTAAAGCAAACAATTTCATGAAAACACCTTTGGTATTGCCATAATAAGCACCATCAGATTCATGATATGGTTCAATATAATCACCAACATAAAGTTCACTGCTCGCATCTACAACATAGACATCAATATTCGTATTAGCCTGAGACGCACCAGAAGGATATATATATTCATCGTTATCAATGTCGAAGTTAAATGTATTCAGCATCAATAAACGATCATAATTGAGAGTCTTTTCTTCCTTTAATTCACTTACAAGATATTCGTACTGAGTGCTCTTCTTTGCCTTAATCTTAGCAGCAAGAGTACTATCTATAGCATTGATATAGACAATACTATCATCATATTCCAATGAGCCAAAATCCAGATAACTACCAAAGAGATACCTTTTACTCTTATCGTTATCAATAGTATATATCTCTATCTGAGCATTAGCGTTCAAATAGTTGGTCCGGTATTCATTAAGTAAAAGGTTATATGCTTTCCCTGCAAACTCAAACTTTGAACTGAATGAACGGATAATCCCACTGAAATCATTTCGTTTCAGTGAGATATTAATCTCATCCCAATTACTAATGCAATCCTCATTAATAATATGAGCCGTACCATTGATGATTAGAATATATCTGTTCATACATTTTCCTTTGCAGCGAATATATAGAAAATGCTAACCGACAAATAGGTTAGCATTTATCTTGACATTATATAATTGTGATAAAAACGGTACAATCAAGTTATAATCAACACATTACAACAGGCACAAATTAAAGGGGGAATTTACTTGCCGCCTCTCTCTAAAGATAAAGAGAGGCAAACTTCTTTTAATGTTTCGAGCTTGGCAGATTCTGAATCTATCTTAGATAGACAGCTATTCAACCGATTAGCAAGCAGCTTTATCTCGGTGATTTTATTAATCTCATCAGAATGATTATCAAGATATGCTTGAGCATCAGTAAGCGCTGTTTTGACTTCTGCAATAAGAGTTGAAATATCTTGTGTACTCTTTTCTTTTCTCATTGTATAGTATTCTAATACATCCATAATTATAAATTCTTTGATTATTATTTACTATAAAGATAACGTTTTTGAGCGTAATTAGCAATCTGATTAATAGCCATTTGCACCACATAAACGGTATTTAACTTAGCCCAACTCACGCCTCAATATTTCTCTGCCAAAAGAGATACGGCTACGTACTGTAGTAGTAGGAATATTAAGTAACCGGCTTATCTCATCATAGGAATAACCCTTAGCATATAATAAGACACACTCTATACAACATGATTTAAACGCACATTGCCGGATTACCGATAAGATTTCATGGAATAAAGCCCTTTCTGATGCTAAGCGTAGAGACACAACTTGACAAACATCATCATAGTCAACAAAGCGAATGATAGATTTGCGGTTATAGTTGGTTATATAAGTGTTTTGCATAATCACTTCACACCAGGGTTTCAATGGTCTGCCACTCTCGAACTTGTCTTTGTTCAGCAAGGCTTTATAAACTGTATCATTCGCCAGATCCTCGGCATCTTGTATAGACCAACAATACTTTCTTGCAACCTTTACGATCCAGGGATAGATCAAAGCAATTTCCTTCTCAAAGTCCATATTCATTCCTCCTCACAATGCGCATGGTAACTTCACCAGCCATGCTTTGTTCTACAAATTCTCGCTGTCTGACGCTCTGCTCGTATAAATCATTGGCAGACTGCTCCAAAGACTCTATGAGTCTATCAACAGAAGGTTTGGAGGAAACAAGGTCCTTTACTTCGGACAATTCAAGAATTATCCGATTACATTTACTCTCAATAGAGTTTAGTTTTTGTAACAGCTTGCAATAACCTAAATGGTCAATGCCGCATTTAATGCTTGTTTTTTGCATAAGAAAACTCATTAGTAGTTCGTAAAAAGAATTACTAATGAGTTCATCAAAAGTCCGATAGCATTAAAAAAAATATTTATGCTATCTAAATGTTCCCCTCTTATTCATTATGTCAACATTCACCTGGTTTACAATATTGGCATACACAGCAGCATTAATCTGATACATATCAATGTGCATTTTGATGTATGTCATAATAAATGCAATTTCTGAGTCATAATAAGAACGTATATCATCTGGCGAAGACTTCTCTTTAGTTTTCTCCGGATCTGCATTTACTTCCTCATTACGATGCTGTTCAAAGGTAGCATATCTCAGCAAATCAGCAACTCTATCTTTGAGGTTGTCATCGCTCACACCGGAAACATCTTCATCAATCATAGCAAGTAAGGAACGTATATCCTCATACGCCTGTTGCATAACAAGAGTGGTACATATCCGGAGAAAGAAGACTTTCATTTTACATTTTATCGCTTCTTCTTTTTTCGCAATAAAAGCTCTCATTCCTGATTTATCGGCAATAAAGCGATATGATGCGATAAGAGAATGAGCGCATCTTTCAAGCTCTTCTTTGTTAACTTGATCACCATCATCTAATAGCAAACAGTAATTGCCACACAGCAGTTCTATAAACTGCGCTAATGATATTTCATTCAATCTTGTTTTCATGAATTTCTCAATATGTATAAGTCAAATTCTCTTTTATAAGCCTCTCTCCTACGTTGTTTGATAGACTGTACCAACAGGTTGTTCGTCATATCCATCCGGCGTTCAAGACCGGAATAGTCGTTATAAACAGTAGTGCCAGCCCCACCCTTTTCACTGTTACGAAGGAAAGAGAACATCGGAGCAAAACTATTATTCTGCCAGTCAAGGGAACCGAAATCATCGACATCAGGAAAGACCTGAGCACCTTTCGGAAGATCTACAAGCATAGGGGTATCAGGAGTAATCCATGCCATCCCCTTATACATTACAACTTCACGTTTGCCGGCATCACCTACGAGAGCTTTTCCCCCAGGATGAGTACCGTCTTTCGTACCCTCTGCGTATGATGGTATAGGGGTAGCGGCAATAGTGGCAACTTGAATAGCTCCCATTGCTCCGACAATGGCAGCTAACACAAAATTAGGTAGCGATTTAGTAATCGCTAACGCTGTGGCGATACCGGCTTGCGCAATACTGGTAGCCTTATCCCAGATAGCTTGTTTCCGGGCCAACTCTTGTTTTTTCTTCTCCAATTCACGGTTCTTTGCCTCCGTTTTTTCTTTAGCAGCACGCTTCTTAACCTCAGCCTCTTCCTCTGTGAGAAGACCATACTCGACTTTTTTCTCAATTCTCTCAATATCCTGATCGTAGGCATCATTGTTAGCGTCCTGCTCATCTTCAATCTTGGTTATCTGGCCATCGTAAACAGTTGCAATGAGATCTCCAATACTTCCTATTGCCTGTTGAGCAGTCTGCAACCAATCTTGCAGGCTACGCATTCTATCTTTATGAGATTTTTCGTCAGCCTTAGTTACTTTTTCAATAGCGGCAATCTCAGCCTCAGCCTCTTTCTGAGCAAGCTCAGCTTTCAACTTTTGGAGCTCTTCAGCAATCTTTGCCCTATCATCAGAACTAAGGTTATCTGTTTTAAGTTCCAATTCCAAGGCATCAATGGCAGCTTCGTTCGACTTCCGGACATAATCTAATGTAAGTTGGTATTCCTGCTCGGCATATTCCCTCTGAGTAATTTTCTTTTCTGCAAGTTGTTTTTTCAAAGAGAGCATGTCAGCTTGATAGGTCTGGTCACGAATGATTTGTTCGGCTGCCGCATTCTCTGCAATAAACTGTATCTGATAAGCGACATTCTCTTCAAGTATCAGTTGCTTCTTATTGCTATATTTTTGATCGATGGCAAACACATCCTCACCTGTCTTTTCTGCCGCATCAATCTCAGCTTCACGCTGTAAATCCAGTTGCCGGAGCTTCAATGCAAGTTCTTCCTTTGAGCCCTTCTGAACTACTTCAAGAGAATTGGCAATGTCTTGCTTTTCACGGTTGGCGTTATACTGGATGGAGAAACGCTGAATAGCATTTTGCATCTCTTTAGCCAGGTTCTCCCGAGTAGCAATTTCTTCTTTACTATAACCTTTGACTGCGGCTATCTTTTTAGAATATTCAAGACCAATCTTTTTCAATTCTTTATCTAAGCCCTCATTCATCAAAGCAAGTATGGAATCCTGATAAGACTCTTGGATCTTTCTCTTTTCAGCAGCCGCCTTCTCTAATTCACGCTTTTCTTTTTCTGTCAGGACTTTGGTCGTTTCTACTTTTTCTGTATGCTCCTTTACATAATCGCTTTCATAAGCATCTACATTTTCAAGGACATACCTATATTTTTCTGCATTCTTCTCCGCTTCAGTCCAAAGTCCAAATTGAAAATTACGTTGCTTATTATAAGTCGACATTGAAGTTCCTGATTGAGCACGAGTAAACATATTACTCTTTTGCATGGCTTCAGTAACTTTTCGATAAGAAAATTCAGCTTCATCTGCAACCTCAGAATATTTCTTAATCTCAGAATTAAGATACTCCTTTTTCTCCTCAACAGCCTTCTTAAACGCTTCTTGAGAATCCATACCGCTATCCATATAGCCTTGCCATGCTTCCTTTATTTCATTGATATAACGTTCTTCAATTTTAAATTCAGAAGCTATTTCACGCTGACCTCTTAGGGCTTCCTGCATAGCTTCAGTCTCTTTATCTTCAAGGGATTTAAAATCATCAGCAATGTTACGCACTCCACGCGCTAAGAAGTCAAGCACACTCTTCATCGTTCCTTTGGAATTAGAGAATGTCAACATCAAAGCCTCCCATGCAGAAGACAGAGAAGCTATTGAACCTTTGACATTATCTTCCATAGTATGAGCCATACCAGCAAGTTCTTCATCAACACCGGTTATTTGCTCTCTCAAAGGAACAAGTTTATCTGCCGATGTAAGGAAGGCATTAAAAGCTGAAACACTACGTTTATCTGTCAATTCAAGAGTAGTATTCAGATCCACCCCCCTATCACGCAATGTTTTTAATCCATCTACAAGATCCGGCAAAGTCTTCACAGGTTTACCCAATGCCAAAGCGAGTTTTCCAGAACCATCAGCAAGATTCAATAGAATATTTCTCGTTGCAGTAGCAGACATTGAAGCATCAAAACCAGCATCAGCCAACTTTCCAAGCAAAGCAAGAGTATCTTCTATCGTGAAATTAAATGATTTCGCTACAGGTCCAACAATTGGTAAGGCAGTAGCAAGATAATTGAATGATAAAGCACTTTTTGTAGTCGCTACTGCCATAGCTGAAACATACCGTTCAGTCTCTCTTGTGTCAGCATCAAACATTCTCAATGCTGCACCAGACAAAGCGGCTGCTTCACCCAGTTCAGCACCAGTTGCCTGGGCAAAACGTAAAACAGACTCAGTGGCTTGCAGAACTTCCTTTCGGGTAAAACCAAGTTTAGCCAACTCTATTTGTAATTCTGTTGCCTCAGATGCCGTGTACTTTGTCATAGCTCCCAGACGTTTTGCATCTGCTGTCAATTCCTTGATGTTGTCAGAAGTAGTTCCCAAAATCGCTGCTAAGCGGCTATTAGCAAACTCAAACTCAACAATACTGCCAACCCCTTCACGTAATTTTGTGAACAAAGCAACTATACCATTGATAACAGCTTGTCCGCCAACATACCCGGCAACAATGTTTTTCATCCCATCGTGCACCTTATTTAAACCGGGAGACAACTGAGAACTAAGTGCTTTACCTGCATTACTTGCAATAGTTCCGAAATTCTGTAGCCTGTTATTTCCTTTTTCGATTTCAAGAATTGCAAGTTTCACCTCCTCACGATATGCACCAACAGTTAATTTCTGCCGTGTTTGTGCATCAGAGTTCTTCTTGGAATAATTGGAATTGGTATCGATCGTAGAATTAAGCCGTGCCAATATGGTGATGTAGTCTGCATCTGTATCCCGTAGAAGTTTAACAGCCTGCCTTAATTGTTTATTGGCTGTCTCAGCCTCTATAATACTGTGCACCTCCCGATTAGTAAGAGTAATGGCATCCTTAATTATACGAAGCCTTTCCTCCTCGCTTATATTGGCATTTCTTCTTGTGCTATTACCAGAGTTCTGCGCCTTTGTAGCGGCCAACTCCGCTTTTGCTACCTTTTCCAGTGCAGCGGCATTCTTTGCATTGGCATCAGCAAGTTGCTTCATATCTTTGGCTGATAAATCACTTGCTGATGCTTGCTTTTGCAAATTATCTGCGACCTCCTGAAGCACTTTCTTTTGTTTATCAAGAGTCACATTAAATTCTGTGTTCGTTTTCTCTGCAGTCGCTACCTGAGCAGAATACAATGCAAATAACTTGTCAAGCTCTTTAGGAGTCTCTATCTCCATTTTAATGCCTTTGGCAAGCTCTTTTGCCACATCGACATAGGTATTCTTTATCTTGATCAACTTTACATCGCACTGATCAAGTGCTTCAAGTTCACCAGCCTTTATTAAACCACTTATTCCAAATTCTCCCATCACAAATAATGTCTAAATTCAACAATTTCACCATCTATCTCACTATCTGCCTTATCGAAGCCATACGTACCATCCCGTCTTTTATACACTGCATAGATGCACTGTTCCAATATGGCAGCCTTTCGTGCAAGCTCACTTACATGGGCATACTCGCACATAATTTTTTTGTTATCACAACCGCAACTCATCTGTAACCGCTATTAGCTATGAATTTTTCCAGCCAGGGACGAAGAATACGCTCAGAGAAGTATTTCTTTGCGGTATCACCAAGCTCTAAGATTTCACTACCGTACTTCTTCTCAATGTCCGGGCCATCACTGAAACCAACGGTTTTAACCTCCATGACATCACCGGACAACTTCGCCTGTATGCTATCATGGAACTTACCAGTTATGTACAAGTTGGGAACTTCCACCGGACGCGGTGGAAGGAATAGAACTTCTGACTCAATCGGTGGGGTAATTTCATTCTTCCACTTCTTGTAGCTCTTTGCACGATGAAACCAAGGTCCAGGCTCATTAAAGTACGGATCATTATCATAATCCGGACTAAGCAACCTATCCTTTCCATTCATACCACTGTAAAGCTGTTCACGCACCAAAGACTCTATAACATTACTGTTATCCTCCATGCACGCAAAGCATTCTCTTTTGATACCGGTATTAATCTTATGGATCACTTCATATACTTCATCTATACTGGCCATACCTTTAAAGAAAAAGGGGGATGTGAAATCAATCCCTCATCCCCCTCGTTTATCACTCTTTTACCTCTTTAGCCTTAACCTTTCTTTTCTTAATCAGATCGTAAGTATCAGAAAGCATTTTATTACGATCATCCTCCGGGCGGTCTTGCCAAATAACCGGCATATGCTTATCAATGAAGTCGGACTTCTTCATTGCCTTTACTGCCGGTTCAATAAAGGTCACACCTTCAATAATCATGCTGATACCCCCTCGATGTATTTAATACCATTCTCATACAATACAGAAGGAGCTTTAAGGGAGATAGTGCCTCCGTCACCGGCTGGCACCACCGTAAGAATTCCATCTGCATAAGTAGCCGATGTAGCACCGTTCAAAACTTCGGCAGCGGCTTTAGCTATGGCTCCACCGTGCAAAGGTGTAAGGTCATACCCTCCGATTTTCTCAATCAACTTGTACTTGTTCGATTCCTTACTGACAAGTTCTACTTCTGTAAGGCCTTTGAGTCCGTTCTTAATATTAAAATCAAGTTTGATGAAATCAACGTTCATCAACAGATCCTCAATATCAGTATGACAGAAACTAACTGTCATAGTTGATTTTGAAGAGCTTGTAGAGAAGGGAGTTACAGTAGGATAAATCGTTGACATCGGCATACCTGCAAGAACGTCTGTGCCATCATTATACCCATACAAGAACTTATCATCATAGAAATAGACATCCCACTCCTTTGTAGCAGATTGCAGCAGCTTAGCATTAAGCGTTTCGTCAAACTTTGGCAAAGTGAATGTTTCCGTTTCTGCACTCATCCCATTGTATTGACTTGGCCCGTAGCCGACTGCGTTCACCTGGGGTTCACCGCCATTCTTCGCATATTCTACAAATGAAGGAATCGGATACACTCTACCCGGACGGTCTGCATGACACAGTTCTTCAAGTGCATCTTTTGTTAGTTCAGCAGGTAATTTCTGACCTTTCTCAACAATGATACAGCCCTTTACTCTGCCCCAATCAATCTGACATGTAGAGCCGCCAGTATTAAACAACGCACTCTCACAGGTTCTAATCTTTCTCATTTTATCTACAAATTGGATTATTAATAGTAATTTCCATACTTTTTATATTTATGGCGTCTATAGGTTCACTTACTGCATCACCTTTTTCCGTGTAAGCTCCATATCTGCCATAAGAATAGTTTTCTGAATAACCATGATTCACTTTTCCATACCCCCAATCAAACCTCTCATCTTCCAAAAGGACTTCAATCAACCGGTTATAAATCGGACGAAGAATATTCTTGAATGACGTTTCATGCCGTTTCTCATTACTCCACTCATTGTTGGAGGAACAGGCTATAATCAATGACACCTTTGCTTTTGCGAAGTAATCTATGCTATTCCTTTCCTCAGTGATCGGGCAGAACAAGGCTATTAATGGAAACTTTGAAGGTGAAGTATTATCTGACTTTGTGGTTGTGTCCAGCATGTCCTTAACATACTGGCCACTTCCAAATACAAAGTTGATCGGTAGATTCTTAATAACCTTCTTAGCACCTTTACTATCAGTATAGATAACTTCAAGTTCTTCCGGGATCTTCTTTACCACATCAGCGAATATGTCTATGATATCGGTATCTGTCATAAATTGAAAGTATTGATAGGGGTTAATAAATTGCTGTCGATGCTTACAGTAAAAGGACAATCTTTTGAAGAGGCCCACCTCACGAACTCCCGATTCTTCTTTACCATATCGTTCCAAGTGCTAACTTGCCTTTGGAAAGGCGAGACATAGGTATTGTCACTCTTTAAGCGTACAAGCCCTTTGATGGTTGCCTGTGTGTTAGCATCTCGAAGAATGTGAAAGAATACATAGTTTGCATATGAATCACGTATGCGTTTGCATAATGACTCATACTTGGATTCTGAGACTGAGGCAGCTTCTTCGTTCTTATCTTCCTCGGTTTCCTCTTCCTCTTGCTCAATCAGTTCCAAATAATCAGTAACTTCACGAGACAGTTTACTTCCCAACATACCGGAAAGAAATTGCGGCTGGTACTCCTTTATGTACGCCACTATCATATCATTCACAGCAATGGAATCTTGCGAGGGAAGTTCTGCCAATGTCGCATTAGCAATATGCCTCGGACCGGAGAGGAAATATGAAACATCAATCAACATAACTATTCAGTTTTACGGGTAACCGGGCGCCCTCTTTTCTTCTCTTCTACATTGACAGTCTTATCATCAGACGTTACCGAGCCTTTAGACTCTTCAGTAGTAAGATTCTTAGAGTCACTTACAGACAATTCTTTATTATCCTTCATTACCTCACACTCGGTTGCACCTGCCTGTAACTTATCACGTTCAGTAGTAAGAGAAGCAATGAGAGCATCCTTCTCTTTAATGTTCAACTCAAAGTCTGTTATTTGCAATTTCAGGCTTTGATTCTCTTCAACGGATGCAGCCAGTTCTGCTAACTTCTCATCCATAGCTTTACGGGCATCTTCCTCAGTGATAAGCCCACACTCGGAGATAGGGGTGAATGAAATCAATCCCCTACCTATACGAATGCGTTGTTCTTTAATCACATTGGTAACATCCTTTTCGTTTCCATCAAGAATGTACTTCATATCTTACGGTTTTGCTTTGGTGATTGCAGCTTTCAAAGAGGAAAGATTACCATAAGCATAAGCCCAAGGCATATAAACAGGGAATATAACCTCTTCCTGAGCAATCAAGACAACTTCGTTACATAATTTGGTGTCAACATCTTCGGCCCACTCAAGAGTCAATGAAGAATAATCAACCAAGTTGGAAGCCTGATTAAAATCTCCAAGCAAATATTTTCCAGGCATGATACCCTGATATTCAATAACAGGACGTCCAGCTATGCATTTCATACCGTTCCGCATTGAAACAATACCCAAGTTTCGCCCGGTAGTATCTTTTTCAGATTCGATAGCATTCACTGTAATCGGATTCAAAACTATGGCGTTCGGATAATACTGAGCGTACGTCATTACAGCGAAAGCAGTCTTCACTACATCTTCTGAGTTCGGCTCTTCGATGTTTTTGAACGCAGCATTATTAACGGTAAATGTCATTTCAGCAAGAGCAGTCTCTGCACCTTTATATGCGACACCCTCAATGAGAATTTGACGGTCGTTTATCTTTACGATAGGGTGTGCAGTACTAAGATCGGTATTCACTGCTGCATGGGCAAAAGTGATTGTCATACCATCAATAATCAGGTCCTGAGGATTGGCAAACTCAATGATGATATCTTTGTTGTCATTTTGCCCTGCGACAGCTTTAACCGAACCGGCACTCCCAGTTACAATCGCGCTACTGATAATGTCCTCAACTGAAGTAACGCCGATATGGTTAGTAATACCAAGCAGATTCTCACCGTTGCCGTCACCGAACAGAATATTCCAGTCTTCAGCCATCCATACAGCTTCAGGAAGCATATTAAGGATATAAGAACGAATATAGACACGGCTCTTGAGCATACGCTTGGAAATGCGAATATGTGTACCAAGGCGTTTGGTTCCAGTCTGTTGTTCCTTCACCTTAATGCTCGATTCAGGCAATCTACCATTCTCAGTAACATACCGTGCGTTACGGTCAAAATCATACACTTGAGCATAAGCCAACTGCGGGAATGCCGGGTCACCTTGCAAAGTAGTAAGCACGTCGCGCATATGCAACGGTTTATTTGAGACCTGGCTAACTACACGCTTTTGCTGTTGGGTAATCAACAATTCGCCGGTATAGTTGTCGGTCATAGAGACAACATCTTTCAAAGAGAAGCCATCAAATGAACCGGATTTACGCGTCTTGCCGGAAACAAAATCTGCAAATTTCTCAGAGTCTAACATCTCATTCAATTTTTCATCGAATTTGTTGATAGTCTCCATTGATAAGCCTTTCTGTTTCATTTTCTCGATACTTTCACCCAGATTCTTGACCTGATCAACAAGTGTTTCATTATCTTTGATAAGCTGGGTAAACTTTTCACCGTCGTAAGCTTTCAGCAGGTTGTTGATTTCAGTGAACTTCTCAGTCACTTCATTGGGAGCAAGCATTCCTTCGAGAGACTTATTCATGACATCACACATCATACCAGCAATGTTTTCCATGAACGACTTCTGCTCAGTCGGCAGATGGTCAGTTTTCAGATTAAAATCTGATACAGTAAATTTCTTTAAAGACATAATTTTTTTTTCAATTTATTGTTCGACAAAGCAATCATTCAGAGTATGGAAGAAAGTGCTGGTATCAGCGGCTTTCTCTGTATCAATAGTTACTTCATTGGCTCCTGTTGGCGGGGCCTGAGTGTCATTCGACGGCTCATTGCTACCTTTAGGTGAAGTATCTGTTGACTCATCTTTGATAACTGCATTACTTCTATAGACTCTTGCCCAGCAATGAGGGCAACGTACATAATTCGAGATATTATCCATAGACTTAACATCCAACATTTTCTGTGTGTCAAGAATGGCAATAACCTGTTCCCTGATTTGCGGGGTAAGCTTATTCATTTCCTCACGTACAATATCCTCCGTAATCCACCGGTGATATTGTGCAGCAAGTTCTAACACTTGCTGAGAATAAGTTACTTCTGGAACATCATCATAGTTAAACTCATAGCCACAATGTGGACAAGTCACTATAGGAGCACCACTAAGTGCTTTTAGCATTAAATTCAGCTGCATATCATAAGCATTTAAACGTTCGTCAGAATACCTGAAATGGAAGGACTTCCGTATAAACTCTATAGCATCTTTTACCTGCTCGTTCGTGGCAGACTTAATATCAACCAGAAACGTTTGAGGATTGCTCCCCCATGCGGTCAAAGTCGAATATTCTCCCATGAACCATTCCTTTACTTTTCTTCGATCTGCCTCATCGCGCTTTATCGCTTTGACACCAATAGAATGTTCAAGAGTTCGACCATTCTCAGCATACAGTTTGTAATCTTCCAAAGTGTCGCGCCCCATCTGTTTTTTGAGATTAATCTGCCCGACCATCACAAGATTATTTTCCTTTTCTTCACCAGAAAGAGGAACACCTAAGAGTTGATCAGTTCTATGGTTTAAGAACCAACGCATACGATTAAAATTCTCTTTCAACGTTTTATTGAAAGAACCAGGCATTGAAATATCATCCTGTGAATCCTTAACACCAATGCCGTTAACAGCTACTGTAACAACACCTTTTTCATCAACATCATTTGCCTTCGTTTTGCACAGAAGGTTTTTGTAATTCTCCATCTACACTTTTTGTTGTTAAGTTCAACATCGTTTTTACTTTCTCTATCTCGTCAGGCGACATCTCGAATATCAGTTTACTATATAGCGGGATTTCAACCTTACTTTCTCCAATTTGTGCTCTCCAATCGTTCAGGCAGATAATACCGGAAAGAAATTCGACTCTACATCTTCCTGAAATACTGGTTTTGACATCTTCGGCCTCTTTCTTACCTTCCTGCAGACAGTCAACATGACTAAAGTCACAGTCTATATAAAGTCCGTCAGCTTCAAGCCCCAGAAACTCCGTAATATCCTTGCAGAATCCGGTAGCCATGGGTATAATTACAGAACTATACACGCTTTTTTCAACTGTCTTTTGATTGTTAAAAGTAGACTGGTCTTTACGAGGTACGAGTTCAGCAGGGATACCAAATGCCCCGGATATATTAATAGCATCCGCAAGGGTTTCCTCAAATGGCTGTAACTCCTGAATTGAAAGATTTGTCCGGAGAAAATCTAACGGAATATTAGAAAAGCCATAAGGAAACTGACTTCTTCCTATCCCGTATGTTTTATTATGTTCTTGTAAGAGTTCCTTCTTCTCATCTGGCGTCATTGCAATGGTTCCTGTCTCGTCTTTTTTTGCAGAAACTAACCAACCAAGCCCTCCACGTTTCACATAAATCACGTTTCTTGCTTCATAGACAGCTATTAAATTACTGATCGGTTTTGACTGAGATTTCAAGCGGCTGGTACCGCGCAGAAAACTTATGCCCGGATACAGTGAAGGAATCCCTTCACGATCATGCAGAATTTGAGCAGGGTTCATTCTTAAACCTGAGCTAAAACCCAAATTCATGTGATAGCAGTCTATAATATCTTCGGTTTCAGCTATACCAAATAAAGGAATAAAATTACGTACAGGCATAATTTCGACTTTATCAGCAGGTAATACCCAATAGTTTGAGCACCATTTCCATAACTCCTTGGCACTCATCAATGATTCAGGAACAGCAGCACGTATAAAACTATCACCGGTACAAAGCCTATATACGAAATGAGAATAGACAGTTTCCTTCCAACTAAACAAGCAATTTGGCTTATTCAAAATTTGATTGACCTTTTGGTTGTCCCAGACAATACTATCATCTTTCACCTTTTTCAAATTGAATATAGCACCGGCAATTCGAGATGCGATATAGTCAATAGGGAAAAATACTTCTGGAATAGAAGCAAACAATTGAAGATAGTTTTGACTACACACACAAGGGTTAGCAAATAACTCTTCAACGATAAAATCTACAGAACCTGAATCATATTCCGAATTGACAACTTTCTTTTCTTCGGCAGGTTCTTTCAAATCATTTTCAGACTTCTTTTTAAAAAGGCTCCAACTCATCCGATTTTCTTTTGAAACAAATATATGCAGAAGGATATCCGATTTTTTGAAATACAAATATCTTGACATATACCATTTAGTACAAAATCAGCATAGACAGTTATATATCAACCATTTACAAGGGGCACTTTTATGAACAGTATTTTATGATGTAATAAGCTAAGCCACTTAAAGTAATGTTAGCCTCTTTATTTTCACTATCAATATTGTAATCTAACAGACTGGCCAAGAAACTACCATACTCATCTGAATCTTCCAGTTTCTTCTCAGAAAGCAAAAAGTATTCTTTAATGAAATCTGATGTAGCAGCTATACGCTTATCTACATCAGGATATTCTTTAGCGACTTTCACTTCTGGAAGTGAACACCGGAGTTCTCTAACCATAGGGAAATAGACATTGGAGCATTCAACAATATAAAGGCTTGCTTCATGCTTCTTTATTGAAGATTTAATTTCCTCCATCGAGGCAGTTTGCCGGTAGACAATATCTACCAAATGCCATTTCTCACCACACCTGAACGCCTGAACAAGTAAGAAACGCCCGTTCACATTGGGCACAACGTAGACAATCTTATTACTATATTCATATTCAGTGCCAGGATTGTAGTATGAAAATGCACCCTTGTTACCGTAGAGATTTCTCTTTCGCCGGTTGCTGAAAGCTGTGTACTCCTCATGGCATAAGTCAGCTACCACATAACGAAAAGTATCAGAAAGATGCCCGTGTTCTTCGTAAGTCTGCATGGTAATCTTATTCTTGACCTTTGTTTTAAGGATGGCACCATTAGCGTCTTTCTGCACGCTCATGTAATCTTCAATAGAAACGGTACAACTCTCATCAATGCCTATCTCGATACCCGGCACAATTTCATCAAAGATAGCATTGATAAACTCACCAGTCATCGCTACACTTGGATTCTTGTTACCGACCTTATCCTCAATCTCGAAACCTTCTTTCTGCAAAGTGTCTATGAATAAGTCCATCCAGGAGCGTTTCTCATCGTCAATACTATTGGCATATTTCGTCGAAGCATCCCCATGCAGGTAGACCTTATCACAGTAGCCGATATCTTTCAAGTATTTGCCAACGAGCTTAGAGGACTTCTTAACTGTGTTATTCGGACTTTCGGCACACGTCTCATGGAACTGCCAAATCTTAATACCGGCAGATAGATCAACCTGCCAGTATGAAACGCTGATGTATGGAAGTACATTGTTATCGACTGATATATGAATAGGCAGGTCTTGGCGATACAGACGCTCACCTGAATGTTTGCCTCTATTGAACGATCCAAAGAATTCGCTCCCGGTACGAATGACACCCCATTCTCCGAGCGCGTAAATGTTGTAGTAATCCGGATCGTTCAAACGATCTTTCTCAAAATCGGCAATACATTGTTCATCATAATAGCCATAAGTCCCGTCCGGACTGCCAACAACCCAGAAATTATTCAGGTAGGTGGATTGGATAACCACCATGTCCGGAGCATGTTCTTCTATCTGCCTGGTCCTCGGATTCAAAATCGACTTCGTTGAGTTCATCCGGATGGATTTTACTTTTGTCAATTCCTCCGGCAATGCTTTCCCGGCAATTTCCACAGTCATAGGGACATCATGCCACTTTTCTGTGTCAAACAGCTTCTTCTTTATCCAACACGTTTCACTAACAGGGTTGAAAGTGCAGATAATTTGTTGGCCGACTTTTCCACGCAGACGCTTACGTATCTGTTTTAAATCCGGCTCATCAAATTCGGACAATTCTTCGAGGTGCACTCGCTTGTAGTTAGATATACCCTTTATCTTCTCCGGATCATCAAGACCGGAGAAATCAATCTTTGCACCATTGTACAAACACTTAATCGCATTTTGCTGGAACCTAAAAAGATGATCTATTCCCAATCCTTTAGCCGCTACCTTATAGTCCTCATATATGGTTTTCTGTATAGAAGCTCCAACCTTACGCATGACCAAAGTATTCTCTCCATCCTGTAAAGTCTGTATGAGTATTGTCTGAGCAACACTATAGGACTTTCCAGACGAAGAACCGCCATATAAGATAATAAACCTGATGAGTATATCTTGTAGATATTTCAGCAGATAAAAGCCGTTAGGATTGAGTTTTTTATAATTTACGATCATTCTATATTGTTCTATAAGTCGGACACCACAGCTGAGCAAACACCCGAAATCGCTTATTTTATTGTCCTATACTTCCGATACGCTATCATCATCGAATCCAATGCGGAGCTCACCGGTTTTTCCTCCACTGTTAGTAAGGTCTATCTTAGTAGGCGCGTCCCATCCGTTCCAGGCACCAAGTAACCGGGCCGCCTCAGTCTTACCATTGAACTCATAAGAAACCTTCCCTTTAGAGTTCTGAATCTTTTTTAAAGCATTCCGGAGGCGCTTAGGTAATTGAGAGGGGCTTTTCATCATAACCTTACCTGTCTTCTCATCTACGATGTATAAGTCACTGGGATCTGCAATGATAATATCCATGAGCACTTTTTCTACAGCTTCACGCTTCACCTCAGACTCTTTTGCCCTTTTCTCTTTTATCTCCTTTATCCTTAGAGCGACCTTAGGTTCTTTGAGTAACCTGCACGCAGTCACCCAAATACTCTCAGCTTTCATCTTTGCAGCATCATAAGCCATACGATACGCTTCACTTGCATTACCGTCTGTGTCAACGTAATAATGACAGAACTTCTCTTGTTTCAATGTTAATGCTTTCTCTTCACTCATAGCAACACATATTATAAATTCCTACAGAGAGAGAACTAATCAAAGCTACTCAACCTGTAGGAATAATTATGAAAGGCTTTTCATTTACAGAACTTTCTATTTCTCCGCCTCCGCATTTTTTTGAGGATCTTCCTTTCTCCGCCTGGCGAATACCTTTTCTATGCCTCTCTCAACTGGCATATAGGACAAAGGTACTAAATAGATGCCCTGATTCACCTGTTGCTCCAAATTGTCAAATTCACGTTTTTCTCCAACAAGCTCTATATCAACGCTTTTGTAATAGTTTACCAGATTGGCAAAATGCAGTACCGTAACCGGTTCGACATTTGCTATGTTAACCAAAGGCTTATGGCAGCCAACAGCATAAATAAGTCCTTCAATCACATCATCTATGTAAGTAAAGCAACGGATGTTCTGGCCGTAATTGTACAGCTCCACTTTATCCCGATTCAACAGGTACCAGAGAAGAGTTCTATTACGAGGGTTCGGACCATACACATTATGAAGCCGAACACCAGTTGCATTCTTACAGTAGATAGATGCGTATTGCTCATCAAAATGCTTACTTATTCCGTACATCGAAGTGATGTTGCAAAGGTTAGCGGTCGAAGAGCTTGCATATACAAGTTTCACATGATATCGCTCACATTCATCAGCGACTATCATAAAAGTATCAATGTTATCTTTCCGGATCTGCGCCAAATCGTCATTGAATACGCTGGTTTGCGCTGCCAGATGGAAGACACACGCCACATCTCCATCTTTCAGGTATTCACCGATGGTGGACGCCTCTTGCCCGGTCACACGGTCAATCTCGATTACTTCAACAGCACGTTTTCTTAATTCTTGGCAGAGCGCTTTACCTATAAAGCCTGCACTGCCAGTTACAATCATCTTCATTTTCATCGAATTATGGTTAATAAAAAAGCCCGTATTTCTACGAGCCATTACTTTTTGTTATCACTGACCTAAACGGTGTCAGGTCGTATATAAGTGCCATATTTATTTAGTAAATATCTTTTTGGTTCCACGACATTTAAAACATATACCATTTTGAACGTGTCTGTATTGGGGTAAAAAGCCAGTTCCTTTGCATCGGTTACAAAGTTCAAGTTCATCGTTTATTTTCTTTAAAGAGGTATCATAAATGGGTATTTCTTCTTTTTTATGTAATAAACCATGACATTCTTCACATAATGTAATGAGATCTTCCCAGTAATATCCCCATGGTACTATATTTCCATAATAATAGAATGTATGGTGAACATTTAGTCTAGGAAATATATGAGAAGAATTTTCGTTTTGATGAAATTCCAATAATATATAATACTCATTAGTTACGATTCTAATATGTTGTATTTTTTCGTAATTCCGAATGTTTATATAGCCAGATTCAATATCGCTAGTTCTATGAAAATGTGTTATCATAATTCCTGAATAATACTCACATGAATTTATGTTATTACAGTTTGATACTTTCATACAAATAGTATCTAATAGTAAGCTATTATAAAAACAAATACTATCTTTCGGTGCAGTATCACTATAAAAAAGAATATCTCCATAAGACATACATTCTTTTTTATACTGATAATCAGTTTGTTCTGAAAGCTTTTCTATTTTTGGACGAAAAAGATCTGGGTGATTAGGTATAGATTCAAAATAGTATTTTTTGTATGTTAATTCTTGCTTTGTATTTTTGATAACATCTTTTATCATTTTCCCATCAAAACGATATTTTTCAAACATATCTAAAGCTTCGCTTAAAGAAGGAATAGGAATAAATAAATCATTTTGGAAACCCTTTCTATGACAAATACGGCAAATAAAATTATCACGCTTAAGTACTTCATAACTAAAATACTTCCATTCATCTGTATCTAAGAGTTCTTTATAGCTTTTCATCTTACTAT